GAATACCATAGGTAATTTTATTTCTACCGTACCTTGTAATGAACAATATGTTGTACAGAATTCAACTATTTCAAATTCTGGTAATACATATTCGGTATCATTGCCAGCTACAGTTAATTTATCTTTACCTAATATCAGTATCAATTCAACTAATTCAGGATTTACACAAACAATACCATCTGTTCAAAATTACACTATACAAAATAACGTATGGGTTAACTCAAATGGTGTAACGGGCTCAAGTGAATATGGTCAAACGATTATTTGTACACCTGTTAGTCCTGTTAATTTATTGATTAATGGTGTACAATCTGAAGCATTAAGTGCTGGAACGAACTTTAATCTTAATGCTAAATTGGATGGGGTTAGTGGTGGTACATATAACGCTGCGACTGACACATTATCATTTACAAGTGCGACATCAAATTTAAGAATTAATGGTGTACAATCTGAAGTATTATCAGGTGGAACTAATTTTAATCTTATAGCTTTATTAAATGGGATATCTGGTGGTACTTATATCGCTTCAGCTGATACATTATCATTCACTACTGACCCATTTGCAGTTCGTTCAGATTATATTGAAGCAACTGAAACGCAATATATTGGTTTTGGTTTTCCAACTACAATTGATACTGATATAATAACAATCAAAAGAAATATAAGAAATCCAAGTACAGGAGTAATTACAACAGCATATGCTACAGATACTTGGAATAATCATTTAACCGCAACTTACACTTAAAAATAAACCAATCAAAAATGAAAACAAAATTCACATTCATAATCAATTACGTAAACGATGTCTACGTTTTAATCGCTAACGCGTATAATGACGATGGCGAAATCGCAAGTTCGACAGAACAAGACGCTTCAATTGAAGGAATCTTGGTGAAACAACAATTATTCTATAACCTTAATAAAACAGCATAATAATGGCTACGATAACAAGTGCAGCAAGCGGTAATTGGTCGAACACCGCAACGTGGGTAGGTGGGGTTGTACCCACATCGGCAGATGATGTGTTACTTGCTAGTACACACGTAGTTCAAGCAGATGTTGATATTACCATATTATCAATTGGTCAATCTGTAAGTAGTTCAAGTGCAGCGCTCGTTGTTAGCACATCAAGAACAATCAACGCGACAGGTACGGGTTTTGTAACTAATGACGGTAGTGGTGGACTGATTCGTGTAACAGCGAGTGTAGGTGCGACAGTTATATTAAATGGAAATTTTTCAAAAATTGCAAGTTCACAATATACTTATGGTGCGGTATTGATTACTGGTTCTTGTACCACCTACCTTAATGGTAATGTGGTTGCTGGTTATGGACAAGCTAATTACGGATATGTGATAAGAATATCGGGAGCAAACAGCATCACGTATTTCAATGGTACAATTACTGGTTCTGTAGCACCAGGGGGTTTAACAGCCGCTCCCGCCATATATATGAGTAATAGCGCCAACAAAACATTAATAATTGTTGGTACAATATTGGCTGATTTAAGTGAAGGCGTAGTATCTGATAGTTCGTCTGATATTATAGAAATCACAGCTACAATTACTGCTAGTGCTGGAAGCGAAGCTGTAAGAGCAACCGCAGGAGCAGTGGTTAAATTAAATCAATCCGTTTTGAATAATACCAATAATACCAACGCTGTTGTAGCTAAGAAAATTCAACTACTGGCAGGTGTAGCTACTTACTCTTGGAAATATCAAACCAATTCTGGAATAAAGTATTTATACAGTAGTGCATTGATTGGATTTCCAGTTGAAGCGGATGTTTCTGATGGAACTGTATATGGTGCTAATAATGAACTTACTGGTACACTATTACCTTGGGATGCTGCCTTTGCGCAAACATTAGCCACAGCTCAAAGTAATTTGCAAATACCTGCTATTTTAGCTGCTATAACACCATAAGAAATAGCTAAACTATAAAGTGGGGCATTATACAGGTAATCAAGTGAATTTACAACTACTCAGATTTCAGCATTAACGCTATCATAACTTTTTTAGCTTTTACATATTCTTTGCGAATGTTTCGCATATTTATATAAAAAGTAAATAATATTAAAATATAAACAAAAAAAAATAAATGGCTTCAAACAGTGTATTTGTCAGTCCAGGTGTCTTTACCTCAGAACGAGACCTCTCATTCGTAACGCGTCAAATAGGCGTAACGACATTGGGGTTGGCAGGTGAGACCGTTAAAGGTCCAGCCTTTCAACCAGTATTCATAACTAATTATGATGAATTCAAAACATTCTTCGGTGGTCAGAACCCTACTAAGTTCAAAGCTACTGGATACCCTCAATATGAGTTACCTTATATTGCTAAATCGTATCTTGCGCAATCAAACCAACTTTTTGTTACAAGAGTTCTTGGTTTCTCAGGTTATAAAGCTGGACCAGCTTGGGGTATCACATTGGATGCCGCATTGGACCAATCAACCGTTACCACAGCTTCAACTACGACATTCTCTGGTTTTAGCGGTAACTCACTTATTACATTCCAAGTAAGTTCAGGCGGTACACTCACTTATCAAAGTGCTAACCCTACCGTTCAAGCGTTAATCAACCAGAATCTTCTTACTTCTCAATTATCATTCTTAGCTTCAGCTGATCCTGGTGATTCGGCAAATATTCCAGCGATATATCTTCTTACTCAAACAGGTAATAATTTCTCTGGCGCATCATTCAATTTAGGTGTAACTAATACAGTTCCATCTGGTTTTACTGGCACTACAGCGTATACTGGTTTTACTTCTGGTGTTACCATTACTTTAACTGGTACAGGTTTCACTGATGTTGAAGATAAGATTGTTGCTCTTCTTCGTTCAAGAGGTGAATATTTCGGAACCGAAGAACTTACATTCGAAGTGACTGGTAGCACCAACGCAGATGCAACATTCGTTGAATTTGCATCTGCGCCAACATCGGCCAATATTGACCCATTGGGTGACTTCGCCTTATCTGGTAACGCATTCACATTGAGTAACTTCAACTATGGTTTATCATTTGACACTAGTAAGCAAAACTATATTACAAAAGTATTAGGTCGTTCTGAAAAAGACGGTAAAACAGCCCTATTTGTTGAAGAGATTTACCAAAATATGCTCAATAATGATATTGATGCAGGTAAAGTAAGAGGTATTAACATCATAAGTCTAGCTAACTATGACTTAAATAATGGTAAACCTTTCAATGACTATCTACAAGAATTCTCTCCAGCTGTTACACCTTATATTGTATCTGAACTTAGAGGTAATAAAGTATTGAGACTTTTCAGAATTTGGACCATTTCTGATGGTAATACCGCCAATGAAGAAATTAAGATTTCTATTACTAATATAAAACCTGGTGATAAGGAATTCGACATCGAAATCCGTAGATTCTTCGACACGGATGCTAATAAATCTGTTGTTGAACGTTTCTCACGTCTTACAATGAACCCTGCTAGCAATAACTTCATCGGTAAAAGAGTCGGTACATTGGATGGTGAATACTCATCTAAATCAAGCTACATTCTTATTGAACTAGACGAACTTTCTGATACATCAGATGCGTTCCCAGCAGGTTTCTTAGGTTATCCTCAGAGAGATTATAACTTAGTCGCTAATAACGTAGTATTCCCAAATATCGTATATAAAAAGACCTATAGTCAATTTGAGAATAAACGTAAAGCTTTCTTAGGTCTTTCAAACATCGTTGGTATCGACCAAGACTTCTTTGACTACAAAGGTGTTCCAGTTAGTAACTTAGTTGATATATGGACTGGTCTTACAAAAGGTTTTCACATGGATATTAATGCTACTGGAGCTACAATTGATGGTGTCGAAATCGCTATCAACAACTCTGGTGGGACATATTCACCTGTATTTGAGTTCGAAGTCGGTTGCTGCCCATTTGAAACTGATTTTGGTATCCAAGGTACTGAGTATGAAAAAATCTTTGCAAGAAAATTCACATTTGCCCCATATGGCGGTTTTGATGGATGGGATGTTTATAGAGATAAAAGAACTAATGGTGATAGTTATTTAATTAACGGTCTTAGAGGTCAAGAAGGTCTTTTTAGCGGAGTGTTTGATGAAAAAGTATTAACAAACGGTGATTTAGGTATCACTTCTGATTACTACGCATACCTTGAGGCTATTTACACATTCAGTAACCCAGAGGCTGTTAACATCAACGTATTCGCCACACCAGGCATCGATACAGAAGAAAACACAAATCTTATCGAAGAAGCAATCGAAATGGTTGAACAAGATAGAGCTGACTCTTGGTATATCGTAACAACACCTGACGTTAACTCATCTGGTGAAATACTTACCGCTGACGAAGTTGTTGATAGATTGGACGGTCTTTATGATTCAAGTTATACATCTACTTACTTCCCATGGATTCAAGTGAATGATACTGAGAATAATGTTTATATCTGGCTTCCAGCCACAAGAGACGTTGTGAGAAACACAGCCCTAACCGATAACATCGCATTCCCTTGGTTTGCAGTTGCTGGTATCCAAAGAGGTAACGTTGACGCAATCAAAGCTAGAAAGAAACTTACATTAGCTGAAAGAGATACCCTTTATGCTGGTAGAGTTAACCCTATTATTACTTTCGCTTCAGAAGGTATTAAACTTTGGGGTAATAAAACACTACAGGTCAGAGAATCTGCACTCGACAGAATTAACGTAAGGAGACTGCTTTTGCAAGCACGTAAGCTCATATCTGCTGTCTCTGTTAGACTTCTGTTCGAACAGAATGATGATGTGGTTAGAAACCAATTCTTGAGCCTTGTTAATCCGATTCTTGATAACATTAGATCTGAAAGAGGTCTTACAGACTTCAGAGTGGTTCTTAATGACACACCTGAATCAATCGACAGAAACGAGCTTAATGGTCAGATATTTATTAAACCTACGCGTTCTCTCGAATTTATCAGCATCGAATTCGTTGTAACAAATACAGGGGCTTCATTTGACAACATCTAATAACACATAGGTATATAAAGAAAAAAGCCCAGATTATTCTGGGCTTTTTTCGTATATTATGACTTCAAATAATTATCTTTAATATTAATTTTCATCAGTAAATTATGGGTATAGATTTTTTTAACTTCTTACTAACACTATGTTTACCGCATTTATAGCAACCTTGGTTATTTAAGTGTTTAGCTGGTGATTGTTCAAACTCACCATGTTCTGGACATATTATCTTAACCTTAGCTTTTGATGAGGTGTAATCTACCTCGCTATAATCATATTTATCACCGTGTGTCTCTTTAGCTTTCTCGATAAAAGTTTTTGTATCATACTTATGTTTTGATGCTCTACTATTAACTGCACACTTAGGGCAAGTTTGACCTTTTATGTGGTGTGAAGGTAGTTGTTCGAACTCTCCGTGGTCTGGACATAGTATTTTGACTTTCGTTTTTGAGTCTATGTAATCTACTTTGCTGTAATCATATGTATCACCATGAATATCTTTTACTTTCTGAATAAAACTTTGTGTGTCAGTGATTTGTCTCTTTTGACATTGTGGACAGCCGTTCCACCCTCTTAGGTGGTTTGATGGTGATTGTTTGAATGACATATTATGTTCTGTGCATAATATAATGATTTCTGTTGTACTGTTAATATATTCTATTTCAGAATAATCATATTTATCACCATAATTTTTTTTGGCTTTTAATATAAATTTTTCTACTTTATTTTTTTTCATGACAATTTTTCACTTGGTACATATTTATTAACAAAGGTAATAATAAATATCAAAAAACAAATATAAAAATGAGCGATTTACTTATGAAAATGCCACTTCCTTACGAACCGAAAAGGAAAAATAGGTTTTTACTTAGATTCCCAGCTGAACTAGGTATTCAAGAGTGGTGGTTGGCTTCAGCGTCAAGACCTACAATAACACAGTCTGACGTTGAAATACCGTTTCTTAATACATCAACTTATGTATTGGGTCGATTTCTTTGGGAAACAATTGATGTCACATTTAGAGATGCTATCGCACCATCAAGTACACAAGCTATTATGGAATGGGTAAGATTGGGTTCTGAATCTGTAACTGGTAGACAAGGTTATGCTGTAGGTTACAAGAAAGATGTTGAATTAGAGATGCTTGACCCTACGGGTGTGGTTATTGAGAAGTGGGTTCTTCAAGGAACTATGTTAACTACAGTTAGCTTTGGTGACCTTAGCATGGATGATGATGGTATCGCTGAAATCAACGCAACTCTCAGGTTCGACAGAGCTATTCTCCTTTGGTAATCCGATAATATTAGAAAAGATAACCTTACTCTTTTGGGTGAGGTTATCTTTTTTTTTGTTATATTTGCGGTTATGAATTATATTAGTTTTTTTACGGAAGATAATAAAAGTGGTCTTAAGACCAAAGAATCGTATGTGTCTGTGTCATATCCAGATATGTATGCTGATATTCTGTATTATATAAAAGATTCGTGGTATCAAGAATTATCTTTCAAGGAAAAGGTATGGTATTTTATGAATGGTATCACTGATAAAGTGAGTTGTTATCATTGTAGTGCTGATATTAAGTTTAAGGGTACTTTGACTAAAGGTTACGGTAAATTCTGTTCTTTATATTGTGCGAATGAGAGCGGTATGCTTAATAAGTTGCAAAGTGACGCTATAATGAATAAGTACGGTGTAACTAGTACTAATCAATTAGAATCAGTCAAAGAGAAGAAGAGGATAGCTTATATCGATAAATACGGTGTAGATAATCCTATGAAATCAGATATTGTTAAAAGTAAATTGGTTGATTCTATGCTTAATAAGCATGGTGTGGATAACCCTATGAAGTTGAAAGAGGTTAAAGAAAAGGTTATTGACACTTGTATGGTAAGATATGGTTGTGATAACCCGTTTCAATCAGAAGAGATTAAGTTTAAAATAAGACAGACCAATAATGATAGATTAGGTGTTGATTATCCTACTCAATCGGATGTTATTAAACATAAGATAAGGGATATCGCTAGTGATAAACTAAAACAAAAACACCCTTTCATACTGGAGGTAAGTGGTAATAATTTAAAATGTCAATGTAATAATTGTTCAGATACTTATGAAATAAGTCGAATATTGTTCAATGAAAGGGTAAGAGAGGGGTATTCATTATGCATTAATTGTAATCCGATTGGTATTAATTCGATAGGTGAAGCTGAAAAGGAAATTGCTGAGTTTATCAAATCTTTGGGTATTGATATTATTGAGAATGATACAGACACCTTATCAGGTAAGGAGTTGGATATATTGATACCTAGCCATAATATAGCTA